AGGCAATTCTTCCCCCTCCACCACCGCCAGTTGCATTGCCAGTTACAATATCTACCAAAGCATTTTGCTTGCCATTAAACACACTCCAGTCGGTGTTACTCAGCGCCCCTCTATTTGTCGCACTTGCCGTAGGCAAATTGAAAGTATGCGTAGTTCCAGCTGAAGAAATACCAAAGTCGCTTCCTTCCGTTCCTGTCGCAAATGTTTGTGTGGAACCAGTAAGGCCATTAAGTGACGTAATGCCCGAACTGCCACCACCGCCTGATGAATTAATCGTGTACACGCCCGCCGATTCACTCACCGTCACATTCGTACCTGCTGTAATGCCCACCACCGGAAGCGTAACGGTCTTTGCCGCCTGATTGTCGTTGGATAGCGATGCACGTAGTGTTTGCCCTGAAAGGCTGAATGTGTCAATAGTTTGAAGTTCGTTGCTGATGCTTCCGTCAACCTCTGTACCTGTGACTGTTATTGTGCTTCCGGCTGTGCCAACTGTGTTAATTCCACCGCCCGCAATTGTAACAGAGCCTCCGCTATTTGATAGTGTTGCTGTATTGGAATCGACTGACAAGGTTTGTAGTTCGTTGGTCGCGCTCTGATCTGCCACCGCTACCGCCTCCCACCTTGAGTTAGCCGACACATAGGTAAGCACCTGGCCGTTGTTCGGCGATGGAACGTACACGTTGTGTAGTTCGCCTAATTCGTAACCGTTTTGGATATGCACGGATATTTCACCGCTTCCGGCATTGCTTTTTACACAATATCCGATTAACACCAAATGATCTGGCGCTGTGGTTTTTGTTTGTGTTATGCCTCCTGCCGTTGTCGGTGATAGGTATAGCGCCGCGCCTTCTGTAAATGCGGATGTGTTGATGCCTGAAACAAGTCCTTCAGCAATGCAGTACCCTTCGCCGTTATCTGCAACCGTTTCATCCATTACGCCAAGCGTATTCGCGCTAAGGCTGTCAGCTGATGCAAGTGCCTTTTTAACAGCAACCCGATTACCCTGAGCGCCTGACACATATACAACTTCGCCCTTATTTAGCGTGCCGCCTGACTTGTTTACTACGATGAATTTCAGACGTAGTGCGTCTGTGGAGCCGCCACCGCCGCCAACACTCTGCCACGCGGAACCATTCCAATAATACAGCTGATTGGCAGCATTGACGACAAAGTGTGATTGGTGCGCTGTTGGTGTGTAGGCAGGTGGTACGGAACCGGAAATATTTGTCAGTCGGTAACCTGCTGAAATCCATGAAGCGCCGGAAAGGCGGTTTGGATTGACATACCATTCACCGGTAACGGTATCAATTGCCACCACATTGCCGGAAGCGCCGGGCGTGAATGTAGGCGCTCCAATGGTTTGCGTGATGCCACCGGAACGGTATATGTTATTTTGCCCAAAAGCAAAGGAACTGAAAAGAATGAAGAAAAGTAAAAGCCTCCGTTTCATGGTGTGTGTTATTGTAGTCGTTTTAGCACCCCTCCAGGGAGCGCAACGTGATTTGCCGATGTTATGTAGAAATCACCAACGGACAGGCCGCCGGAAACCGCTGATTCATCGCTGTCGTATTCGGGCATGGTGTGGCTGTAATTATTCAGGAATTGCGCCAAAGTTCGCCATGACGTGTCGAAATCAACCGATGAATCTTTTACCACAATTTGCCCCGCCGTTCCGCCTTCAGGAACTCCCGCGCCGGGCTGACTGACAGGAAATTGAACGGTAATATTTGCGGGCGAAAGCGTTACTTGAATATCTGACATTATGCCGTGATTTTATCAATTAACGTGATATGCCCGCGAAAAAACACATATACTACGCCTGTGGCAAGTGTTACCTTCAAGTCCATCGAAAGTACATTGTCCAAAGGCAGTACGCTTGTACCGACTGCTTCCGGCGAGATAGTCATCACACCGGAAGCTGCGTTAGTCAGTACAATGCCCTGAGAAGTAGCGGTTGAAAGTGTCATTAGCACAGTGCCGGACGCGTTTTTGATCTGCATTGACGCAGATGCGCCTGTCAGGTTTATCGCTGCTCCGGCGGAATCCACGGCGGTCACGGTGAAGGGTATTGTTCGTGAACGATACCACTTCATCGCCACATAACCGGGCCGCAGATCTAGTTCCTGTGCATCAGTCGTCATTTCTTTCTGACTTCTTTTGTTGTTGGCTGAATTGTTGCGCGTTCAATCTTTTGCGTTTCAAGCGCAATCGCATAGTTCGCACGAACCAAGTCTTTTGCAAGCGCCTCTGATACCTCAACTTCAGCATCCGGGCCAAAACTGAATGACTGTCCGGTCGTTGGGTCATTGCCTACAATTGATTGAAGTATCCTGATTTTCATGACTAAGATGCCGCTGTAATCAGGTGCTTGATTGCGGATGTATTGACGCATTCGCCGTCGAATCTCATCCATGCCTGCCAACCAACAACGCCATCCATTGCAAACAGTTCGTCGAGGCGCTTCACCTGCATACCGCCGGAAATGCGGATGTAGTATTTGCTGAAGTCGCCCGCCAAAATCAGTTTGGAAGAAGCGTTAATTGTGTTGTCCATGTCTTGGTTGATCCAGTAGCGCGTGCCGTCAATCGTGTCGGGAGCGCCCTGAACGTATGAAGGCATCCAAAGCGGACGGTTTTGGCTGTCAACGAGTTTCTTGATTGCAAGAAGAACGACATCGTTCATCATGAATCCGAACTTTTCGGAGCGCCGGTATGCAGGGTCAATGCTGTGCTTTAGGTCAAGCAGTTCAAGGTAGGTGAAGGCAGTTGCTGAAGCGGCTGTTTTGCCGAGCGTGGAGGCCGTAACAACACCGTTAGGCGTAGCAGAGCCATTACCGAGGGTGCATTTGTTGTTGATTGCGCGGCCAAAGCGAGCGCCGAATTGCTCCATGAACCACGCTTCAAGTTGGTAGTCGTTGTCCTGAAGAATCTCATAAGATTCTTTGACAACCGTACCGAACTTGTAAGCATCCATCTGCACCTGTGAGAACGTGAAGTCCTGAACCGTGAATGAGGATGCTTCGCCAACCTGTACGGCGATGCTTGACGTGTCGTCGTTCACAGCGTAATACTGTGACGCTCCGGTAGGGCTGCGTTTGATGGTTGCAGCTTCGTAAATACCCGAATAGTCTTTCAGGTACGATTCAATGCCCGGCATCCATTCATCGGGAACCAAATAACCGCCGAGGCTGTCCGTTCCAACGATTTGCGTGTTTGTTCCGCGCTTTTCAATGAGTGCGCGTTGTTCCTTGTCGAGATCGCGAACGCCTGAACGCATTACCTGCATGAAGGCGCTGCGATATGCGTTTTCTTCGCCCTTGTCGGCTTTTCCGGCTGACTTTTCGCGCTTGTTGAAATAATTGGCCGCAAGTTCGGCCTCTACCTTTTCCTGTCTTTCATATTCCTCGATGTGCTGAGTGTATGAATTTACAGATGAAAGCAGTTTTTCACGCTTTGCGATTTCATCAGCATTCAGCGTGCGCCCTTCTTCATTTGCGCGTTCGAGTATGGATTTGTACGCCTCCCATTCCTCCGCGCGTTTGTCAAAGATTTTTTGAATCCCTGTTACCATTGTTGGTGATTTTGAATTTGAAAATTTCCGCCTCAATTTGTGCATCAAGAGCGCGGAGGTTTGCAAGTTGTATTTTTACGCTGTTCGTTTGAACGTCCGGCGTGTTTACTCTTGTAATTGTGGCTGCAACTTCATTAATGAATGAAACAGCGTCGTCGTGCTTTTGCACAATCATAGCCGCCGTATCTGTGGCAATTTGCGCAAGGTCAGGATTAACCGACGCTATCATTGTTAGCTTGTCGGCGCACTCTTTGTAGCTTCCTACCATCTCGTTCAGTTCGCCGATTAACTCAGTCAGAACTTCAATCATTTGCGCTTTTGGCTCCATCTCTTCGCCGTAATCCTCGCCGCGCACTTCTTTACTACGCTTCGCGGCTGTTGTGTCAGGATTGGCCGGATAGGTTACGGGCGAAGCATCGTAAACAGCACCAACAGAAGTAATGACGCGGTAATCTTTGCCGTCTTTGCTTGTCCACTTGTCGCCCTTTGAGCGCCCCGATTCATCGGTTGAAATTGAGAAGGCCCAGGAACTTTGGTCAATGTCTCCACGCCTCAATGCCTCTTTTACGTTTTGGCCGGTCGGGCTGTCGGGAAGTTCTGCTGTGTACCACATACCTACTTCGTCAATGCCTACTTTAGCGGTTCCGGCTTTTGTGCGACCCAAAATCAAATTTTGATCGTGGTTAAACAGGATTCGCACATCGGACAGGTCAGCGCCATCCAAAGCGCCGCGCTGTATCTCTTCCGTGAACCAACCCATATCATAAGGCACGCCAAATTTCAAGGCATACCCAAAAACAGTATCTTTTCCGCTTTCGGATTGCCTTAACTCAATAGCGCCCACACATGAACGCAGTTCGGTATTATTCGCCTGTTTGCGCTGTTCCTGTTGTTGCATTTGCGTCTGTGGAGTTGTCCGGCGCTGCGTCCGGCGTTATATTGTTCATTGCAGGATTGTAGATTGTATCCGCGTCTGCAATTGGATTCAAGTTTTCAAGTACACGCACTTCGTTAGGGGTCATCCATCCCGGAGAAGAAACCGAACCAAGCGCACGCTGATAGTATTCCGCGCGGCTCTGCGTGTCACCCCTGAGCATGGCATCCACATTGAAGCGGAAAAACAGCCTTCCCTTTTCGCCCTCTGTGAGTAACTTCCGGTCAAGTTCGTTTTCAAGGTTCTTCAGGATAGGCCGGAGCGTGTCACGCACGAACTCAAGCGACTGGTGTTCGATGTTGTTGTTGGTTGCGCGGTCAAGTAGGCCGCCCATGTGCATCGGTATCCGGTAGATTCTGAAAATGTCCTGAAGTGATAGTTTCGCCGTTTCGATGAACAAGGCATCTGCCGGCTTCATCATTAATGGCACGAATTCAAGGCCGCCGTCAAGGATAGGTGTTTTTCCGGCATTTTCGCGGCCGGTATATCGTGCTTGCCATGCCTGTGAAAGATTCTGCTGTTGATCGGGCGACAATTTACCTGGGTGCTTTATGTAGCCTGACATAAACGCGCCGTTCTTCCAAAGCGCCGCCTGCGTTTCAGTTGTGGCAATACCAAGTCCGATGTTTTCGCGGAATATACTGATAGGTGACTTTCCGACAAGTCCATCGGTTGACATCCCCTTTATGTGGATAATGTCACGCGGTCTGACAGGCGTTTCACGTTCCCGCATTTGCCCGTTCACTTTGTAGTCATAAACTCTGTACCACAAATTACCGTTCAAATCGAGTTCAGGAATTACCCAGTTCGGATTCTCAATAATGCGCAATTTTACCGGACGGCGGTTACCATCTCTGATAATATCAGCGTAAAAATTACCATGCAGCGCAAGGTGTACCATTGCGGTTGCACGGAAATCATAACTC